TAGAGACCTGGGATGGGAGAAGATTTGAAATTGAGCCGATGTCGCTCATTACTCCTACGAGAGAGCAGTTAGTTTCTGGACAGTCGGGAGATTTTTGCAGGTTTCAGTGCCTAGATAAAGCATTTATGAAAGAGGTTAACGATCATCGTGCCGCTTTTAGAGTGCTTCATGGTACAGGATTGCGCTTGCTTCATTTCCCCCCTGATTCTGTTCGACCAGTGTTGGCGACAGGAAAATTAGTCAGAAAAGATACTGATACGGGCGTGTGTATCTATGATATCAACACGTGGGCGTCTGATAGTGGTTCGCCGATTTATAGTGATGATGGTCACGTTGTCGGTTTGCACCAAGGCTACCATGTGGGGTTGGATAAGAATGCATTCGTCCTTATATATCCGGACCAGTTGGTTACGTGGTTTGTTCAAAGTCAGCCTTTAAACTAGTTGTCCCTGTGTATCCGAAGATACTAGATGCTTATGATGGTGCTTTTATTATTCATAGGCAGACTAGGGGTATACAGGGCGATTTTAAACCACCGTACAATACAGAACTATGCGATGAGGTCCAACGTTTGGAGAAGGCTGGTGCGCCGGGGATTCCTTGGGGTTATGGCCCAGCTGTTTTTTCACGAGACATGCTGTGTAACGATTTTGAGAAAAATCTGAAGGTGTATGAGTGGTACCCAGATAGGGAGGTCCTTAAAGTGGTAGAAGAAGCCTTCACACTTATTTGTGGAAGATATATGCGGGGGAGAGTTCAAACTTTGGATCAGATAGTCCCCAGGATTGATAAATCTCGTTCACCAGGTTATCCTTTCAATCTTCGTTATAAGACGAAAGGAGAGGTAATGGCGGATGAGTATGGTTGGGGTTTTGTCTGTGAAATGGTTTCCCAAATATTAAGTACCGGAAAGTGTGATGGATGGTTTACGGTTCGCCCAGGTTATACCGTGAGATATTGTCATTGTTATTTTCAGACCTCCGGTAAGGGCGAGATGCGTACGGTTGATAAGTTGCTTCATCCGGATGTGACTAAACGTAAGACGAGAACATTTATGGCAGGTGATTTTATTTGTCATTGTTGCTCGCTGATGTTGTATGCGGATCAGAACGATGAGTTGCTGCGGATGTCTCAGGAGAAGGAGTGGAGTGCTGTTGGAATGTCTCCTTGGTATGGTGGATGGAATAGAATGGCAAAAGAACTGCTCGGCAAGGTTTCTCCAGACGAAGCAAAATTTGCCTGTGAGGATGTTGGGCATATGGAAGCTAGTGTTAATGACTACTTCCAAACTGTTATCTATCGTGTTAGGAATGAGAATTTAGTGAATGAGTTTTTGAAGCCTCAGGAAGTCGTTAATTTGATGACTTGGGTTTTTCAGAATTCAGTTTACTCTTACGTTCTTGATGTGATGGGGTATCTTCTGCTTTTAGTGGGGAAAAATAAGTCAGGGCATTTCAATACCTTGACGGATAATACCCTATGTCTTATTCTTGTGCTTTTGTATCGCATGGTGTTCTATATGAAACAGCAGTGTGTGTCCTCGTTGAGTGACCGTGCTAGCCGTGGATTTGTGCCAAGAGTGCCGTGCGTGCAGGATGTGCTAAAGTGTTACTTTGAGACTCTCTTGCGAGCCATGGGCGATGATTCTATTATTGCCAATCATGACTGGGTTGAGTCAACAAGGAGTGTCGCGAGACACTTAGGATTTGATATCAAACTAGAGTGCCCTGTTGGGCTTTTGTCTGAGAGTTCTTTCCTTAACGCTGGTTTTCACCGTACTGAGTTGATGTGGTATATGCGCCCTAACTTTGACAAACTTCGGGCTTCGATACTCTTTAATTGGAAGAGTCGGTCCTGGAGGTTGACTTATGTCAAGGTGTGTGCGTATCGTATGTTGGTGTTCCCTTTTGAGAGGTATCGTGTTGAAGCTGATGCTATGTTGAACTATATAGCGCAACATCACGAAGATGATATGAGACGTGAGACGTCCATGGATTCAAAGATTACCTATGTTTCCGCCCTAGCTTCCCGTATGTCTGATAAAGACAATAGGTGGCTGGTAAGCGGCTTAGA